ATTCGAGGGTAAAACCCTATCTGATGTCTTCAAAGACATATATGATAATTCCAAAACCAATAAACAACAATTAGAAGTATTGATGAAAGAGGTAGTGGGGTTTATCAAGGACGGAGATACAGCCGTCCAAATAGTTCCTATGCTCAAAGAGTATTTGGAAATTAATGTAAAGAACGATGAACAACTTGTTAAGTTGGCAACAATCGTCCAAAGAATTACAGCAGCTGAAGGAAAGGTATCGGACTCAGGAGATGAGTTTGGTTTATCAGACGCAGAAAAAGAACAATTGATGAATGCAATAGAATCAGATGTTCAAGAGTTACAAATCAAAAAAGACGAAATAGAGTCAAGTATTAAAAAGGAAAATTAAATGGCATATGTTCGGTCCAATGCAGGTTCGGGTATTGATAAAGCTTTTGATAATGAACTTATCACACGAAATGAACTATACGCAATATTAGACCAATTAAAAGACGAAAGTCAATTTCATCAATTAGAAATTTTTGAGGTTGTAGATGTTGATACAGAAAATGTTGGTTCGGTAATTGGTAGATATGTATATTCAGAACAAGGTGATTCACTTGAAGAAATTGGTGATAGAACTTTTCTACCATTGAACTCAAACATAATCCAATATCCCTTACGAGGCGAATTGTGGTTAGGTCTTGATTATAAAGGACAACAATTTTATATATCAAAATTAAGTAGAGATATAACTGATGTCAATTATAGAAAACTAAATGAAAGTGCTATTAGTGAAAATCAAACACTTGATTTATCACGAGGTGGAACTTACCAAGAGATATCACCAGAACACGCTGATGTTGAAGTTGGCGATACTTTGATACAAGGTAGATTTGGTAATTTTATAACATTGACAAGTAGACAATCTCAAGGTTTGGATGAGTCACCAAGAATAACAATCAACAATCAAAGGTCAATAGTTGATTTAGAATCAATAGATGATATTGGTTTGATTAATGTAGAGAGTGATGAAATTTTAATGACAGCTCTAACAGATGAAGTTAATATTAGAGCACTAAAGGATATTAATATTAATTCAAGTCAAGGTGATGTAAACCTTGAATCACAAAGTAATATAGTATTAAAACCAAGAGGAAGCACTATTGACTTTGATATTAAAAATGGTGGTACGATTTTAAGTTCTACAAAAGAGGGAATACCATTTCCACAATTAGATATGGTGGGATTTTTAAAACAAGTAACGGGTATACAACAATTATTTAAAGCATTAACTATTGGTGTTCCAAAACTATCAGCAGTTGCCACTTTACCTTCTGGAGTAAAAGATATCGTAAAGGGATTAGCGGGCGCAAAGAATTTTATAGACGCCACAATAAATTTAGAATTTTTAAGTAAGGCATTGATGGAAACAAAAACCATTGAAGAAATAAAAGCAGTTCTACCAATACCAGCAGGGTTCGGTGGAATCATAGATGATATATCAAACATTACTGCTGACCAAATTAAAAAATTAGAAGAATTAGAAAAGGCCGCTACAGAAAAAATAAAAAAGGCAGGCGAACTACAAAGCTCATTATCAGGTACACCACCTAATATTGCAGGTGTAAATAAATTACTTGCAGCTGGAGACTTTGATAGTTTTGCTGGTGTGGAAGATTTAAAAAGTGTAATAGCAAATGGAGCAGACCCAAAAGCTTTGCAAAACTATATTGACAATGGTGGACTAACTAAGTTTGAAGATGAAGTATCAGATTTAGGAAGTGTTATAGGTTCAACAGACCAAGCGAAGTCTTACAAGAATTTATTTAATACAGCAAGGAGTTAAAATGAAGAAAAATGACTTAATAAAAATAATCGAATTAGTTGTCCGTAAAGAAGTTAAAAAACAGATGACAGAGATATTTATTAATGAAGAAAAAGAAATCAAATTATCAGAAACGATTTCTAAACCTAAACCAAAAGTAGTAAAGAAAAAAACTAAAAAGAAATACTCAAAAAATCCAGCATTGAATGAAGTATTGAACAACACAAATCCATTGGGTTCATCAGGTCAAACTGAAGAGTATCCATCATTGGGCGGTGGTGTATTAGGTTCTGACAATATGGCAGAAGTATTGGGTTATGGAGATTTAGGTAAAGGACAGAATAAAGAACAAGCAAGAGAGATGGCAGCAGTAGATACAATCAAGAAAGCTGGTGTAAATGTAGACCAAGTACCAGAAGATGTTCAAAATGCACTAACTCGTGATTATTCTGGATTAATGAAAGCAATTAGTAAAAAGAAAACAGGTGGGGATAATTTCAGACCTTAATAAATAATGGCAAGAAGCGTAAGAGAAATAGATAGAAATGAAGACAAGTATGTCGGAATAAGATTTCCATTGGACCATAGTCCAGAGGGATTCTTTTATAAGACAAAAACTGTATTGGAACAATCAAAGGCAAATTTACAAAATTTGTTATTGACAACGCCAGGTGAAAGAATAATGCAACCAGAATTTGGTTCACAATTAAAGTTTATTGTGTTTGAACAAGGACAAGACATCCCAAACAGAATAGAAGAAACCATTCGTTCATCAGCTGATAAATTCTTAGCATACATTAATATAATTAATGTTTTCACCACACAACAAGATAACACAGTTAGTGTTTCAATTGAATTTTCAGTTCCTTTAAATCCTGATACCATTGAAATATTAAATTTTGATTTTAGAATTGGAGAATAAGAATGCCAGATTACGGTACAAATAAAAAGTTAGTTAGTAAAGAAGTAAATTATCTCGGTAGAGATTTTACAGATATAAGAAACAATTTAATTGAGTTTGCGAAAAACTATTTCCCAAACCAATACAATGATTTCAATGAAGCATCACCAGGAATGATGTTTGTTGAAATGGCATCCTATGTCGGTGATGTATTGAATTACTATGTAGATAATCAATTCAGAGAAACACTTTTACAATTCGCTGAAGAAAGAAAAAATGTATTAGCGATTGCACAATCATATGGATACAAACCTAAGTTAGCAACACCTGCAACGGTTCAAATGACCGTTAGTGTTGAGGTTCCTGCCAAAGTAGCTGGAAGTGGTGCAAGTACAACTACCGCACCTGACTTAGATTATGCAGGTGTATTAAGTGCCAATTCAACCGTAACTGCAAACAACGGAGCAGAATTTACTTTATTGGATGATGTTAATTTTAAAGCATCGAGTTCATTAGACAGAATGGAAGTTCAATTATTAGACCCAGGTTCTGGAGATGTTGCAACAAATTATAGATTAACTAAAAAAGTATTAGCACAATCTGGCACAAGAGAGTCAGAAGAATTTGTATTTAATAATGCAAAAGAATTTGATAAAATAGTTTTATCAAACGAAAAGGTAACTGAAATTATATCAGTAACGGATAGTGCAAATAACAAATTTTATCAAGTTCCTTTCTTAGCACAAGATACAATTTTTGAAACAGAACAAAACACAACATTGAATGACCCCGATTTAGGTGGGTTTGAAACAGATACACCTTATTTATTAAAATTAATTAAATCATCAAGGCGATTTACAACTTATGTTCGTGATGATAATAAGATGGAATTAAGATTCGGTAGTGGTGTTAGTGATAATGCAGATGAAGAAATAATTCCAAATCCAGATAATGTTGGTTCATCATTGGGAAGTGGTATATCAAGATTAGATGAGTCATTTGACCCAAGTAACTTTTTGAAAACACAAACATTTGGATTAGCACCAAGCAACACAACACTTACCGTAGAATATAATTATGGTGGAAAAGTTGAAGATAATGTTGCAAGTAATAGTATAACTGGTTTCGAAAGAAAGGTATATACAATTTCTACCGAAGGATTAGATGCGACTAAAAAAGCTAGTGCTGAAAGTAGTATAAAGATTACAAATGAAGGTCCAGCATCAGGAGGTTCTTCATCAGAAACTCTAACTCAAATAAAAGAGAATGCTTCGGCATACTTTAATGCACAGAACAGAGCAGTAACAAAAGCAGACTACATTACAAGAGCTTATTCATTACCACAAAAATATGGAAACATAGCAAAAGCATATATTGTTCAAGATGAACAATTAGAATTACAAGGACAACTTCAAGTTATTGATGGGCAAATAGTTGATACAAGAACAGCAACAAAACAACCAAACCCATTAGCACTGAATATGTATTTGTTGGGATATGATGTTAATAAAAATTTAGTTGGTTTAAATAAAGCAGTAAAACAAAATTTAAAAATATATCTTTCACAATACAGAATAATGACAGACGCAATCAACATTAAAGATGGATACATTATAAATATTAGTGTCAAGTTTAATATCATTGTAAAACGAGGATATAACAAAAATGATGTATTGTTTAAAGCAATACAAACAGTAAAACAATTCTTTGCACCAGATAAATGGCAAATGAATCAACCAATCGTATTGAGTGATTTGGCATATCAAATTTCATTAGTGGACGGAGTAGTTTCTCTTGTTGCACCAGAGATTAATAATCCAAACAGAGATTTAATATTAATTGAAAATAAACACTCAATTCAAAATGGGTATAGTGGAAATGTATATGATATTGGTTCCGCATCACAAGAAGGTATTGTATATCCTTCATTGGACCCAAGTATATTTGAAC